TTTTGTGTCTGCCATGTTATGCTCCTTTACACCGTCACGTCTCTGTAGGTCACAATGCCGTCCGCGGCGCACGTAACTGCCGTGATGTTCAAAGCCTCCGCAGTTCCGCACTTGAAAATCGGATATTTGCTGTCTCTGGCCATACCACCGCCAGCACCTACTGGCATTGTCCCCGTCTTCTCATCTGTGTCCGACAAGAACTGATATGATCCCTGAACATTTGCATGTATTTCGTAACCGTAAATCCAGAGCTGGTGCCCGGCGGCTGGAGCCGCAATTACTTCTTGCGCAGCACCGGCGTCGAGGTCCACCGACTCAGAGTCCATAGCATCGCCAATATCACCACCGCCCAGGGCGGCGAGGATCGACTCCAGCGTGCCGGTCCCGGTTTCGGCGTCGCCGGGTGCAATCCGCAGCGTGGCGGTCAGGCCGGTGGCGCAGGCGACTTCGAGCGTAATTCCAGCGGCGAAACGGCGGATTTCGCCGATCTTCAATCTTGACCCGCCGATGGTGGCCGCGACGATTATTTCTTCCGCCGTCCCGCTCATCGCGACTTCGGGGTCTTTTTTGCGGTAGAAGATTTCGGCTGGCCCATCGTTGATCATCGAGTATCCGCCCGGCGTGGTCCCGATAGTAATCAGTTGCGGGGTGTCGGTTACCGGGGATTCCTGGCCTCGTTCATCTGTTGGTCTGATCATTGTTCTGGCCCTTATTGGTACGTGACGATTCCCGGTTCGTGTCTCCGCGGGTATGCGGAGCGGTCGGAATCATCTTTGTTATAGCCCTGGTTGGCTGGTTTGTTCTTTCCATCCTGTCTGATGGCGATCGCCAGTTCGTTGTTGTACGTGGTATGGGCCGGTCCCTTATCGTAGCCTCGATTCTCTTCGAGGATCGCCATGCAGGCTTCTCTGATAGCCGTTGAGAAGTTCGCCCCGCCCAGCGGGTAATCTGTAACGTCGTCGCCGTCGACGCTGGCGCTTGTCAGCAGGTCGATCTGCACTTTGTATCGGTAGTGCAGGAGGGTGTCGGTCGACCATCCTGGCCAGAAGCACACGTTCCATCGCGTGAATCCGCCCGTTTGGACGGTTTCGAGCCCGTACTGCCATGGGTTTTGATGTGTGAGATCGGTCAGTCCCCTTTTGGTCAGTATCTCGCTCATGGTCGTTTCGTCGATCGCCGGCCCGTTACTGTCCGGATTGCGATAGAACTTTTCGTCGACCACTTCGCCCGAGAAATCGTCGGGCAGTCGCTGGTATCCGGTCGATGTGATGGTAATTTCTTGCGTGGCGACTTCCCCCGACGCGTCGCCGGTGACTCGGGCGCTGGTCGCCGACACGTACTCAGCGATCGTCCAGGTCGTCTCAGACGTCCCGAACGTGATTACCGACCCCACCATTGAGGGGAGGAACAAATCAGCGTCCACGACGATCGTGGAGACCGGGTCGGCGTACGTGGGGACCCCGACAGCCGTTTCGGTATTGGTGACCCATCCGGTGAGAGTGGTCCGTTTGGTGAGGAATCCCCAGGTGTGGGCCGCGAGGATGCGTTTGTAGGCGGCGTCCGCGATCGACTTGGCGTCGTTGAGGTATATCACCGCCTGGTCGATTTGTGCTGTTGTGTGCCCCGCCCAGGTCGCCGTCGCGATTTCCGTTTCTGTCGGCCAGTCCCGGACGTTGAGGATCCCCATGTATTTGCGTGTCGCGACCTCGAGCGTGAGATCTCGATACGATAGTGATGCGGTTGGTTCGGCCATGGTTGTTCTCAAAAAGTCTCAAAAAGTCTCGAAAAGTCTCAAAAAGTCTCCGGGCGTCAACGTCGGCGTCAACGTCAAAAGGATCGACCCGCGGCCGGCGGGCTTTACAACACCGACCGCGGTCGATCGCATCGCGGACCATCGCGGGTTAGTCGGATTCGAGCAGTAACTGGGCTGCCTGCCATGACCATACGGTCAGATCCTTTTCGACCGCCTCGCCTGTCTTTACGGCAAACGTGGGCGTCAGGGCCTGGCCGTCTGCGAACTCCGCGGCCACGAGGGTCGATTCTCCGATCTGTTTATAGTCGTAGAACCAATACAGCGTTTTGGCCCCGTCGAACTGGAAGCCGTAGGTGTGGAACGCATCGTCGGCGTCTTCGCTCATGTTCTCGGAGCCGACGACCTTGTCGCCGCCTTCGATGCGATAGATGCCGTCGATATCCACGTCCGTCGCGTGCATCAGGCAGTGGAATCCGATCACATCCTTGTCGGCGATCGCGCCGGTGGAGTCGACGATCAGATCCTGATCGAGCCCGGCCTCGGCCAGACCGACGAAGATTGCGACTTCGGCGCCCTGTACGACCTTGAATCGGGACTCGAACGCGACCCTGCGATTCGAATTCAGCGACACGTCGAACGCTCCTACCGCCGTTTGGCGACCGAGGAACGAACCATCGTTGTCGTCGCCGTCGGTTCCGATCTGCAGGGCGATGCCGGGGTCCTGGAACTCCTGTATGAGCGTACCGCCGGCGTCCGCGGTCGAAATGTAACCGCCGAGCGTATTGCCGTCGGTGACCTGGAGTTGCGTGAAGTTGTCGAAGTCGACGATAGCGTTGCGCGGCGACATGAGCAACATCGGCAGATCGATGCCGCGGAACGCGCCTTTATGATAAAATTGACTCTGTGGCATGATATAACCTCTTTCTGAAAAAATCTTCTGTGGTCCGGACCCGGCCGGTCAGGATGGGATGTCGCTGACCGGCCGGGCGACCCTGGACACGAGTTTTTTAAGAACAAATCCAACTGACGTTTACCGCCGTTGGGACTATACGACGTAATCGATGCGACCGCCGGCCATACGCCTGTTCATCGTTACGAAATTAAACTGCAAGTCGATGAACGTGGTGTTCGTTCGATGCTGTTCGCGGGAAGGCGCGACAGTCGTCTCGGCGAAGTTGTCTCCTTCCATCACAAACACGTTCCAGTGATTGTGATTGATCAGGTACATCGGATCGGACGCGACGTCGTCGAGCGTATCGACCCAGCGCAGGGGCGTGCCCTTTACAGTCACCTGTCCGCAGAACTTGCCCAGGTCGGCGCCCAGGGACTCGTTATTCGCCCTGGCGCGTTCCTCGAACGATTCTAACCTGGCCTCGGAGACGTAGCCCTCGAACTCCTGGAAGTTTTCCTGCTCCCAGTCGCGTGCGTTCATCGGGACCTCGAACCTCAGGCGCCGGTGCATTCGCGTCATCTTGCGAACGTCGTCGTCCGTGGTGGTCGGTGTGTTGTTGTCCCAGACATCGCAGTACGAGCGCCACAGTTCGTACTTGGACTGGGACGCGTCGATACCGGCCGTATCGGAGAATCCAACGGGATTCTGCCCGATATGATCGCCACCGAGCCCCGCGGCCACCTGAGCCGACGTGATCGGTACGAGCCAGAACGGGATACCGTGCGCGTTCTCGTCGTCGGCGGAACTCAGCGGCGTGTTCCAGCCCTGCCGTTCGAGCAGATTGGCCAGTGACAGATCGGCCGGCGCCCTGCGGATTTTGATGAGCTTGCAAAGCTGGATAAATCCGGCCTCGCTTTTCCCGTTGCGCAGGATTTCGGTCTTGTCCATCGCCCAATCGGCCTGAGCCAGGCGGAACGGGATTTGGAACCGGGCCATCACGTCGCGGGTGTTTCCTTCGTGCGTGGCGTACGGCTTGACCATTTTGGCCGAACCGTTTTCGTCGATCATGATTTCTTCGGCGATCGCGGTCCCTGCGATGATGATTCTCTTATCGTCGCGGAACCATCGGTTCATAACCGGGTAGGTGTGCTTCTTCTGGAGCACGGTCAGTTCACCGCGGTTGGGGTAATTCCGGAGCGTGACTTTCAGGAGATCGAACGCGTCCTGAGACTCAACGACCGGATCCATGTCAATTCCAATAGTCATAATAAAACCTCTCGTCGCCTTTTACCCAATCGCTCAATCAGTGCTGTTTACGGCTGCGAATGCGGCCGCCCCGGCCGCTTCTTCGCGTGTTTTGAATACGCGACTCGTCTTGTTCTTCGAGGCTGACGGCGTGTTTATTCGCTGCCCGCCTCGCCTGCGGGCCGCGTCTGAGTGAGTTTTTGCGGCGACTGCTTGAACCTCATCGGCTGCGATGATCGACAGCGCGTTTTCGATAGCTACGCCCATGGTGATTTTCTTTCCTACATCACTCATTTGGTTCTGGATGGCTGTCGCCATAACGACAACTTCAGTGCGTCGATCGTCCGCCGGCGAACCGACCTCGATATCGGCGCTTTGGCCGGGCATGTAATCGCCAAAGATTTCCGGATCCAGCTTATCGAATTCCGCGTCGAGCATCGTTTGCGTCTGAGATTCGTTTTCGTTTACTTGTTGCTGGGACTGCTTTTGTTGTTCGGTGTACATCTGATGAAGTTCGTTCATCTTTTGCGCACCTTCAGCCGTGCCCCACATATCATCGGTAAAGAACGCGTTATCGTCGCCGGTGGATGATTCCGCACCGGTCGCGTTTTCGCCTTCGCCGGTCTTAGCGGCTTCTGCGGGCTTCTTGCCCTGGTCGGGTTTCCGGCCTTTCCGACTTTGGAGGCGTGATTGTCCCCTTGCCACTCGGTCGATAGCCTTCCAGTCGGATTCGGTTAGTCCAGCCGATATTTCTTCAGCCGTGTATCCAACTTGTCGGGCCAGGTGGACCTGAGCGGGCGTGGGTTCAACCGCACCATCGTCATCCGTGGCGTCATCCTTTTTGGTTGACGCTTCAGCTTCCGATGTTTCCGCTTCCGATTCGGTTTCTACATCGCTTTGGGCGTTGCTGTCCGCCGCGTCAGAGCCTGAAGCTTTTTGTCTTTCCGCAAGTTCGGCCGCGGCGAACTTCTTCACCGCCGCTTGACCGGCGTCGAGATCAAAGGCATCGCTGCTCTGATCGGCATCTGCACCACCTGCGGCGACGTTGGTCGCGTCATCGGTAGTAGTTTCTTTTTCTTTTGTCGCTGTTGCCATAATATGTAAAGTCCTTATTTTGTTTTATTGAACAACGTCCTCGCGATGTTTTCTTATCGGCTCGCCGCCATTACCCTGCCGATAGGGGCGTCGGTATTACTGTGCATTCCGCGTGCTCCGACGGCCGCCAGGAAATCTTTACGGCTATTCGCCACCAGATCTCCGGAGCCCTTCTCGTAGTACGCGTTTATGTTCCTTTTGGCCAGGTCACGATTGCCTTGTTCTTCCTGCCCGAATCCGCATCCGGCTATGGCGGACCGTTTCATGCCTGAGCTCGCGTTCATGGCCGCCCTCTTGAAGCTTCGCTTCGCCCGTTTACCGCAGTTGGGGCATAGTTTTGTTTGATGCTGCTTGGCCATGGGGACAAACTCTTCTATTGTCTCACCGCAGTCGCATTGGAAGGCGTAAGTGGGCATTCGGTTCCTTCGCGTCGTTAGACCAAACAAAAAGCGCCTCCAACCTCCTGCTAGCAGGTTAGAGGCGCTTCGAGTTAAAACTCATCGATCGCACCGTCGCACGTCCGACTCGTTTGGCTGTATTGTTATTCAGTTTTTTTAAAAAAGAGCGTTCTACGTTATCTATTCGGCAATCGAAGCTTGATACGCCACAACATCCGGTTTGATAACCTTCCCGCCAGATGCGGAGGGTATGTCTCGGATATCGTAGCCGAGCTCTTTTATCATCTTTTCGGCGGGTTCCGTGGCGTTGCCGCTATTGACCGGTTCGCCGCCAGGATGGTCGTCAGACTCCTCGTCTACCCCAATCTGGTCGGACTCATCGTCCGTCTCGTCTTGAACTGACTCGGCGGCGTTTAAGCGGTCCTCATGATTTCGGACATCGCTCAGGCTTACCTTACCGCCATCGGGCACAATGATATCCGCCAGTTCGAAGCCAAGTCCGCCTATCATCGCCAAAGCGTCGTCTGTGGCTTCGCCGCTGTTGATCACTCCATCGTCCCACCCGGCCTCGGCGGCCTCGGCGGCCTCGCCGGCGTGCGCCTGGGCGGCTTTTACGCGGTCCTCATGGTTCCGAACATCCTTGACGCGGATCTTCCCGCCCTCTGGTACGCGGATATTCGCCCGTTCGAAGCCCAGTTTTTCGATCATCGTTTGTGCGTCCGGCGTTGCGCGACCGCTATTGAGTTTCCGCTCGCCGTCGTCCTGTTTCGTTTTGGCGGCGGCTTCTTCGGATGCGGTTTTCGGGACCGCGGCTATTCGTTCCTTTTCGTCGGCGATGCGTTTGCTCAGCGCCACGACGGTCTGTTGGTCTCGTGCGTCGCGAGCATCTTCGCGGAGCCTTTCGTATCGCTGGAGGACTGTTTCGTTTTCGGGAACTTCGCTGGTGCGAACCGTTCCGCCGGCCGCTTTGATCTTGTCTGTCAGCGCGTCTGCTGATTGTTTATCGCCATTGAGCGCCGCTTCCCTGCGCAGTTCGCCCAGGCGTTCGAGTGTGTATTCATTACCGGTCGGTATGGGTCGTGCTCTGGGCATGTGTTATGCTCCTGTATCCCCGCCGGTCGGGGCGGATTCCGTTGATGCGGGTGTTTGTTCGTTGTTATTGGTTGGCGCTTGCTGTCGGCCCGGTCGCTGACCGGACGGTGATCGGAATGTGCTTATCTTCGTCGAGTTATCTACTTTGGCCCCTGACCCCGCCCGCCCGCCTGACCGGATCGGTTGTTTCTGTTCTACGATTTGTTCCACGGGCACGAACATATTCGCGGCGTCTTCGATATCGAGTTGTTCGCCGGTGATCTGTGCTATCCGTTCGACGTTCAGCGTCATGCCCTGCTGCTGAGCCGCGATAACCATATTCGGATTCGACAGCACATCTCGGATCCAGGCGTTAATGCGGGTGTACTCTTGTTCGGGCGACATCTCGGGATGATTGTGCGAACTGATGCCGACGGTGTAATCGTGGTAACTGCCTTCTCGTTTGGTCGGGTCCCATATCCGGGTAACTTTGAATCCGTTAACGTCCCCGCCGATTTTCAGCGTGAGCGTTCGTCGTTTGTTCGGATCTGTCCAGACGTACCCGCCAAGTTTTTTTACAATGGACTCGCTGCATTTCCGGATGGTTCGGAGCCAGTCGTTTATTCGTCCGGACGCGTTATTCATTTTGAGCTGATCTTGTCCGAGCGTATCGGAGTCGGCGTTGACCCCGCCGATCAGGTTAGGATTACCGGCGATCGTATTGGCGTAATCGTCGAGCCATGCGACGGTCTTATAGCTCGATTCGTTCGCCCCTCCGAACGACACTTCTTTGATACTGGTCGGTTCATCGATCAGCACGATATCGCCGTCGTCTGACGTTCTGATCGCCTGTGCGTCTTCCTCGCGTCCTTTTTGACCGACGGCGATATCTTTCTGCCTGTCGGCCTGCCGTCCGATTTTGCGTCCGAGTTTATTGAGTAGCGTGTACAGATCGAACACGGCCCCGACAACTGGGACCGGCAGCATGTTATCCGGTACGGGGTTGAATCCGATCACATCGTATGGACCGCTCGGATCGCCTTCCCAATCGACCTGATTGAGGAACCCCGCGTTGATGTACCGGACATCGCCCGGGATGGTCACCACCTGCTGCTTGCCGGGCAGGAACACATTAACCAGTTCCAGGCGCCTGATAAACTCCTGGTCGCTGGCCATCCCCTCGCCCGCCGAGTAGCCGGTATCGAGTTCCGATCTGCTTCGCATTGGCGCGAGAAGTTGTTGAATTTGGGTTTCGTTGAACATGCCTGATTCGCGTGCGATATCTTCGCTCAGGAAGAACCGATCGCCCTCGTATTGGGCCAGGCGTCGTTTTCGGCTGGTCATATCGATGATGTAGTCGGCGAACGAGACCTGTTCGCTGAAGATCGTACCCGCGTCGGGGATCAGATCGTACTTATCGGAGAATCCGGGCATTGCCTTCAGGCCCGTCTTGATTATCCCGAGCCCGAACAGGCTGTCGAGCACCGCTTCGCTGATTGACTCGTCGAGTTTGATTTGCGAAAGCTCATCGTCGATCGCCAGTCTGAACGTTTCGGCGAACGCGGCGTTCCCTTCGATCGTTGCCACGGTCGCCTTGGGCGCGAACCTTAGAGCCGGCACAAATGACGCTACGAGCGAATAGACCAGGTTTAGCGGATCCCTGATCGAAACGTCCTGTTGTCCGTAGTTGCTTCCGGCGTACTGGCGAATGAATTGCGTGCGTTGCGATCGGTGAGGTTGCAGTCGTTTCTCGCTGAAGACAATGGAATTGAGTAGCCGTTGCGCTTCGGGCCGTCCGCCGGTGTTCGACGTTTGGACGCCGACGCCGTCGGCGGCGTGTTTCTTTTGGTCCCCCGACCGCGTGTCCTGGATTATTTCATCTTGCCCGGCCGCGTTGGGGTCGACGCGGCTGGTGGTCCGTATTTCTTGCGTGGCTACTACCATCCGTCGCGAGCCTTTTTCTGTTTAAGGTTTTCTCGAATCTTCCGTCTCGCCGCCGCGGACCCTTCGGGCGTTTGCGGTTTCTCTAATACTCTGTACTTCGGCAGATCGATACACGCACGATAGGCCAAAGCGGCGGAAATCACAAGGTCGCCGTGCTTTTCGCGTACTTCCGGCGTATAGCTTTTTAGTCGCTGGTGGCATGGTTTGCCCCGTTCGTCGTATATGTACTGTCGATGTTGTTCGGTCGTTTCGAGGCATCGAATGATTGGTATGCCTTGCTCCAGCGCGTCCACCCAGGGCCCGACGAGCAGGTCTGACGTTATTTCACCGCGCGGCCAGCCGAGGTCTTTGATTTTTACTTCTCTGAGTCCGCGTTTGGGGTTAGTCGCCCGCCATATCATCGGGTAGCCGACGTCTGCGATCGCACGTAGCGCCGTCATCCCGTGCATTTTCCTCACACAGCATATCAGGGCGTTGTTGTAGTGTTTGCCCACCTCGACGGCGAATCGGCCCAGCAGTCCCGGCCTGATCGTATTACAGGCGAACGTGGCGACGATCTCGCGAGTGTCCGCGGCCATTACCGAGATCGTGGAGTCTGACTTTTCAACCCCCTCGCCCACGTCCATACCGGCGCCGTACGTTCGCTGTCTCATTTCCGGCAGGTTCGTCAGTCCGGCCAGGTCGGGGTCGTCTTCCACGTTTGGCGGGACGAACACTTTGAGTCGTCCTGTTTTCTTTTCGACGAGCATGTACTTGTAGTGACCGAGCGAGTTTCGCTGGGCGATTCCGTTTTTGGTTATTTTGTGGATGTCCATCAGCATCACCGGGTTCGTTGCATACCCGCGTTGCCGGTCGATCCACTGCTCGTCGAAAACAGGCGACCCGTTTTGGGCGTCCCAGTCGCGCAGATATTCCTTTTTGAACCGCCAACCCGGCAGAGCCGCCTCCTCCGACGCGATAACCTCATTTGTAAACGTCTTGGGGTCGGCCTCCATGCCCAGGTCGACCGCGACGAACGTATTGCCGTTACCCCTGACGGTCATCCCGGACATGAGTACTCTTCGCTCGCCGATGGCGATATGCATATCCTCGCCGCAATGTCCATTTACATCAATTTTCATCGTCGAGTCGATCCTCGTGTAGTCGTCGCGAGTGGCCACCGTCGGCCAGGTCGGGCGTTGTGAGCTGCACGTACCATCCACCGCCTCTAATGCACGGTCGAGCTGCTGTGTACGAGTCTCCGGCCTCTGGCTGGAACGCTGATTCATCCGAGAGTATCCCCGACGCCGTTCGCTGCCTGATTATCGCGGCGCCCTGTGGAATCGCCCAGAGCGTGGACCCCACATCGCCTCGAATTCTGATCATCTTACCGGCCGGATCGTAGTCGGGTACGAGCTTTTGCTGGAACGGGATATGGTTCATTATGTACTTGCCGCGTCCGAGCAGCCCGTCGCCGCTGTTCTCGTCGCCAACGGCGTCATCCTCTCTTTTCGACTGCAGCATGATCAGCCGGCCCCGGTGAAACACCGCATCCCACAGCGCGAGAATAACCATCAGCCAGGTCATTTTCATTTGCCGGCTCTTGAGTATGCTCAGGCATAGATTCACCTGCCAGAGTCGCGTCATGTACTGGAGGTATCGGCGGTCCCATGGGAACTTTTTGCATGGGTCGTCGTCTTTTTCGTGCTGGTCGCAGGTGTATACGAACCACCGCTGGAACGCTATCGGGTCACGGCGTGCTATCTCCCACCGCGCCGCCATCCTCTCCGTCACCCCCAGTACCATCGTCGGTAAGACCAGCTGTCCTCGCAAGTCGGCTAAGGTCTTCATCGCTCATCTCCCGCATCCCCTGACTGGTCAGCAGCAGTCCGGGCGCCGATGGGTCTGTATTAACTCGAAGATTATGTTTCTCGACCACCATTCCGAACACTCTCGCCAACAGGCCCAGGGCTTGCAACCGATTAAACATTTTCACTCGCCGCCGGCGGGTTACCGTTGTGGAGGCATCCTTGTTAGTCTTTGTTGTGATTATATCCGTAACGCTCTCGATCAGACTCGTATCGATACCGTCCGCCCTCAACTCGCCCAGTGTTTTTTTACCATCGAGATACGGCTCGAAGTCGGCCATGTCGATGCCAAGCGCTATCCTCGCGATCGCCAGTTCGACGTTTCGTTGCTCGACCCCATTATCGGCGAGATGTTCTGAAATTGCCGCTCGAACCTTAACATTTCTTAACAAACGCGACGCGCCCGCGTCCGATGCCTTGGGCTTGTAACCTGCTTGTACATAAGCCTTTGCCCCGATGAAATGTTCGCAGTAGTTTAGTACGAAAAGCTGTTGTCGTGCGGTAATTGCGGAAAACGCATTTTGTGGCTCCGTCGTCGGATTAAGTGTCTCTGGTTCTACTAATACAGGCTTCTCTTTTTTTTTACCCGTTTTGGTTTGGTTTTGGCTGTCGTTTTCTTTGCTATTTTCTTCGTCGGCATTTTGGTTTTACCGGAAGAAGCCGGCCGCATCCGTGGGGTCGACTTCTTTGCTTTCGGCGTGGCGCCTTTGTGTTTGCGATCCTTCGCGTTCATACAAGGCCAATCGGCTAATCACAGTTGAGACTTTACAGATTTTTTTAGTGGTTGGCGTCGTACAGCGTTTCGATTAGCTGGCGGGTGGCGTCCGCCCCCACAGTTACGAAATTATTGCCATTCCATGCCCGCTCTCGCTCCAGTCGTCCGGCTCTGCGGGCCAGGGCCAATCGCGAGGCGCCGACCTCCAGCGGCGAGCACGCGGCCAGGACCGGCGAGTTGATGCCGTCGACGCGAACATTGATATCCTCGACATCGACATCGAAAACCGCCTCGACCCATGCCCCGGCGCCCGAACCACTGTAACCGCGTTGTTCGATACCATCGAGACGAGCTCGATCCAACGCGGCGGCCAGCCCCGCTAACGTCGGGGGGTGGTAGGACACGCAATCGCGCTGGCGGTCCGTCTGGGTGTAATTGTTGCGGGTGAAAACGTCGAATCGGACAATCTGTTTGGTTGTGGTTGCCGTCTGGTTCATGGTGCTACTCCAAAAAAATAGCCGGCCCTCTGGTGTGATGACCAGTCGAAAGACCTGATCCAGAGGGCGGGCTGTGTTTGATTGTTTAGGTTGACTAGTCATCACACTCATATAATAGCACTGTCCAATATGAATGTCAACAGTAATCTGATATTATTCAACTTATTTTATCGGCGGCCAAACCCCCTTATTCCCCGGCTCGTCAAGGCGGGCGGTCAATTTGGTCACTGTCGACCTCAACATGGTAAATTTCGTTTTCTTTTTCATGCTTCGCCGTTCTCGATCATCGCCCGGCCCGCATCTATGCGCGCATGCCCGAGTTCCAATAGTTGTTCGCCGCTGAGATCCACCATCATCTCGCCGGCCTTGTCAGGGAGAATAATCATCAGAAACACAGCCGTCCGATCCTTCCCTTTCGCCACATCCAGGGATAACCCACCGCCTCTACAGCGTCGCCTTGCTCATTTTGTGCAGCAGATGCGAAAATTCGCTCATCCAGATACGGACCCTGGCCAGCACCGTCGCCTCGTGCGGCGTTCGGTTGACCAGGTCGTCCTGATTGATCCGGACATCAATCTGCGTCAGGTGCACGGCCTTTCGGCATCGAGTATTGGCGAATTCGCATATCGTCTCATCCGACAGTTCCAGCCTGGCCGCCTCATCGAGGTACTGTTCCCACTTGTTGCCGTAGCACGCATATTCCTTGTTCCTGTGTCGAGGATCGGGCAGATCCCTGGCTGACCATCCGATCGCCTCGTAGATCACCATGGCGAAAGCCTTTGGCGAGGGCGGGTGCGGCGTGGCGTCCGGCGTCATGTCCAGCCGGGTGCTCTCCCCCTTCCCCTCCCCATCCGGACGGCCCGGGGGACTGTGACATTCAATGCCTCCAGTCGCCGCCGGGTCCGTCCCGGGGGGTGTGCCGTCGCCGTTGTGTTCGCCGTCGCCGTTGTGTTCGCCGTCGCCGTTGTGTTCTTCGTTGCCGTTGCCGTTGTGTTCTTCGTTGTCTCTGTGCATCTGTTCGCCGTTTTCTTCCCCGGTTGCTGGGGGTGTAGGCCTTACAAGTTTTTTTTGTTCCTGTTTACAGTTAGCACTGACCACAGGGGCAGGGCGTTCGGGTTCGTGTTCCAGTTCACGTTCACGTTCACGTTCACGTTCCTGTTGCGCGCGCCCGCGCGTAACACGTCCGGAATTTTCTGGAATTTTCTGGAAATTTCCGGAAATTTCCGCCACGTCCGTAACCACTTCACCGGTCGAGAGATAGATGATTTCGGACAAACCATCTTCTTTCGTTATCTCAAAGACCTTGACAAGATCGACTTTTTCGATCAGTCCGAGTTCCGCCAGGTTCCAGATCGCCCACAGGACGTCTCCAGTGGCGATTTCATCCAGGCCGATCATCTGTGCGATTTCCTTGTTTGTGGCCGCCCTGGGCAACCTGGGCGACAGGAAGTATCCTCTGAAGTGCGATCGGTCGCCCGCGACGGCGAGCATCAGTTGCCATATCGCCATCAGCTTGAATCCGCCGGCGGCGATCAGATCGCGTCTGACAGCGTCAATATGCTGTCGATCTATATCCTTATCACCGCGTACGAAGTATTTCAAATACTGTAGCGGCGATCTGGACCCTTTTCGTTTCACATCGTCGGGTTCGTAGAGGATTTTCCAATCCGTCACCTGCCAAACCTGTTCATTGGCCATGTCTTACTTTCTGTTCCAACTGTGTTATCGAGTTTTCTGAGCGGCCTTGACGGTCGCCGCAAGGTCCATCCGCTTGACCATCTTGTAGGCTGTCATACCGCAGCATCCGATCGACCTGGCCACCGCGGCGACGTTGCCGTCGCATCGTCGGATCGTGGCGATCATTTCGTCTCGCGTAATGTTGAATTTCTTTGTTCGGGACCTCGGCGTCTTTGCGTTTTGCATCGCCTGGCCCTGTCGGCCCATAAGTTCCATGAGGCAATCGGTCATTCTCAAAGAGAATACTTGTGCATCGGCAGCGGCGTCCGCCAGTTCCTCGATCGCCATTTTGTATTGTGCTTGAGCATCTTTTGCGGACTCTTCAATCGCGATCGAGTTGGCCCGTATCAATTTCGCCAGTTCGGCGAACGATTTTTTCCTTATCATCCGCCTGAACTTCTCTCGATTCATTATCGTCTGTTTTTTTATCGCTCTCATGTCGCTTTGCTCCTGGCAACTGGCAACTGGTGACTGGCAACTGGCAATCCAGAATCGGAACTGCCTTTCGCCGATTGAGTTTCGTGACGACCTCCCGAGCCTTTTCAACAACGCCCGGCATGAGCGGTCCCGGCGTCGTCCGCGGCAGGCC